CCCACCAACATCTGAGAGATCCTCTATTCTCGCAGGGATCTCGAGGAGATGCAACGCGGCATAGGAGATCGATCTCCCGTACACGTTTAAGCCTTCTCCTTCAAGTCGGATCTCGGGGACGAGTGGGGTTGCACCCATATACAGGATGTTTTGATAGCCTGCTTTTATAAAAGAGGTGTGCCACAACAACATGGACGCTTGAATCAATCGATGGAGTAGGCGAACCGCTTCTATCTCGTTAGCGTATATATTGACCCTCGCAAGTTGTGAGGTAAATATATGGTGCTTTTTAGACTCTCTTCCATCGGCATCGAAGGAAGAGAATCCTGCATTAGCTAGCCCTTGAGAGTCATATAAATTCTCTTCGAGATCTACGACTACGAGAGGCAATCCATCTACTTTGTTTCCTATATAGGACGCATCGAAGGCGATATCGTGGTTGTTGAGATAATTAAACATTCTCAACTTCATATTCTCGCCTACCGCAGGGAAGAGGGGATCGAACATATACCTGTCCGCTTTGTAATAGCGTATCCCGTTCTTGACAGCGTGAATAAAATGTAGATCAAACATGAGCTTCTAAAAATTCAAGTTTAGCTTGGACACGTACAGGCAAGTGTATGAACTTATCCGCAGGTCGTTTTTTGATTATTTGAGTATCTCGAACGCTGTTAGGATAACTGATCACAGTGTACGCGGGGTGCATGAAATAGGTGATACTACATCGAGCACCATCTGGTAACGTGCCTCCATTAATACGTCTAAATCGACCGTTGATCACATCGTATCCATTGGAACTTGTGATGTCCCCATCTACCAAGGCCAGACCTGTAACAGGGTCAGTCTTATGGACATATATAACATCGTGAGTTATGTCTTGATTATTCTCGTCGACATTCACCCTTTGAGCGATGGGGAATCGGAGATCATAGAGATGAACATTGTTGACCATCGTGATCGTCTCGCGATAAATCATAGTGCTGCTTGTCAACTCAAAGCGATCCCCGAACGCAGGTAGATTCTCGGGATTGAGCGTTATGTTTATAAGCCCTTCTCGATATCCACCATAGAGACTGTTTAAATACTCCCCTTCGGCACTAGTTATCACTCCTCGTATATCTTGAGAGGAATGATAGATTAAGCCTCTCCCTTTACACGAAGGACAAGCTAGGGTGCTGCCTGTTCCACTGTCGATGTCATCTATCCCTGTGAGGTCTAGTCCTTGATCGACAGATAAAGGAGAACAAGGGCATTCTGCTGTCTGTGTCCACCGCAGGTCTTGTCCTTTTTGATGTAAAAGAAGGCGAAAGCCTGTCGGGTCGAAATCGACACGTAATTTTCTATTGGGCTGTGGTGGGTTAGGGAAATCCATAAGTTACACGCTAAACATATTCATCATTCGATATTTTGCCCGAAGTGCGGACATCGTATCTTTGAGTTGTTTTTGGTAGGAGTGTATTCTCGCTCCGTATCCTGCAAAAGAGGCAGAAGCTGTTGTCGCGATGGTCTGATGTAGGCCATCGACACCTACTGTGTAGTTAGCGATACCTGCACCCGCGATAAGGTCACCGGCAATATCCAGAGGTGTCATCGCAGCGATGAGACCCACAGCTCTAATCAGAGCAGGGTCTACGCTATGTGCAGAGTAAGAGATCGTCATATCTCCTGTGTTTGGAGGAGTTGTCACAGATATTGTGAAACTCTCCGTACCCACTTGTCGAACTCTCGCTCCCACCCCACCTTGAGCGTCCGTTGTGGTCACCGTCACTGTCGGCTTTACGCTTTCAAGGGAGAAAGGGACGGTGACAGACGATTCTCCTTGGGGGATGGTCGCGACCCCATCTAAAAACTTAAATCCAGATGTGTAGTCCACTGCAAAATAAGCAGGAACATAACTATATGGAGAGAACACATCCCCAAAGATGAGAGGGACACCGCTCCTAAAATAAAAGGAACCTACTGTTCCCGCAGTGGGGATGAGGTTGATCTGCCCGTGAGGAGCACTTGTGATCGTTGCCCATTCGATAGGCATCACCACAGGATCCCAAGTCCCTAAAGTGATCGCGATGTTCTCTACCTTTTGAACAGGTCTATGGTCTAATTGAAAAGGCCAGAAAGCGTGTTTGTGCTCCACCCGAGCATCGTGACGCTCCCCCTTCACCACAAACTCATCGAAGGTGACACCCAACTCTAACTCAAGATGAGATATCGCACCATCAATCGCTTGCTCAAAGATAATATCGGGGAAAGGGTCACCATTATCCAAGGTGAGATCGATACCCAATATGTACGTATCTTTAATGAATTGAGGTGTAATGAGGTCGCGTATCGCCATTGTCAATACCTTCTATATGGAATATGGGAGGCGAGACGCTCCTCAATCAGTCTGTGCTTTTTGCCGTCCTACGACGTGTTCTCTTTTGTGTCTTCGGTACTGTTGGTTCTTTATCTGGAGAGTGTGACCATAGGTTACTCTTCTCCAATTTCGCTCTTAATGCGTCAGTAACGTCAGAGATCAAAAGACCATTGGCATCGAGGGAGACAAGGTCATCCCCAAACCGAAAAGTCATCGGTCGAGGAGTTAAACTTAATCTACGATTATATGTCCAAGTCATGATCTATCCTTCAGTTACTTATTAGGTGGAGATAGAGACACCACAATTATCAAGCATATACATCTTGGTAGGCACCTTAACGATTGGTGATCCGAAGAGCATCAAGAGGAAAGGCTTGACAGACGCGACCTCAGCGAGAGGACGACGCAAGAAGTCAAGAAGTCTAACAAATTCCATAACTTGTGGGTCGTGGCTCGCGAAGAGAACAGGACTACAACCGTACTTCTGACCGTTATTACCATCATCAAGGTCAACGAAAGTGGTCGCTGCGTTGTCACCTGCGGGGATCTCAGCGATCAAACGATAGCTTGAATCAACAGCAGCTTTGTTCGCAGCAGAACGATAGATGCGATAGTACCGAGGAGCTTGAGAAGCACCAAGAGCCAAACCTGAAGCAGTGATGATAAGAGTGGCTTTTTCATCTTCATTGATGTTTGTAGCCCCTGCTTTTACAGGAGCAGAGTAGCCTTGGTCTCCAACCGCGATCACAGCGTAGTCATACTCTGGATCACCCGCGACGAACTGTGAGTCGTCAGCAGCAGCCTCAGCAGCAATCGTAAGGCTTGTGATTACCGGAGACGCAGGAGCTTTAGCCCCGAACGCAGAGGTAGGCATACGAGAAGCGAAGTGCAAGAATGGAGCAGCTTTAACAGGGACAGCACCGTATGGAGCCATGATATTAAGCTCCGCAGCACCCCAAGTTAAGCCATTGGATTGGTTCGTGACTTGAAACTGATCATGTCTCCCGCCTTCGACAGATTGTTTAATCAACTCACTGTGCATACGAGGCTCAACATAGATACAGTCAGGACGACCGAAGTTAGGAGCAGAGTACACTTCACCGAGTGCTTCTTGGAGAAGCAACGGAGTCGGAGCAGAGCCTTTAAGGTCAAACACGTTGTCAGGAGCGTTGTCACGGACTTGCTTTAAGACTCCATCGAAACCTTTTGAGTTAAGAGTCTCATTGCCGTACCAAAGTTGACGTTCAACCTTACGCATGAGGTTCATAGTTCCGCGAGAAGTCTCTTCTGCGAGAGCTTGGCGATTGTCACCGATCAAACCTACAAGACTCGCGACATCGCTGATTTGACGACGCTCTGCCATGTACTTAATGCGAACCGATTTTCTTTGATATTCGCTTTGATTTGTAACGAAATCAGCCTCGCCTCCTCCACCTTCACCGATGAAAGGATCTACATCAAAACCATGCTCATTGATGACAACATACTCGTGTAGAGTGTTGCTGACTGAGGTCTTGGCGATCATAGGCCAAAGAGAAAGCTCTTGCATGGTATAAGTTGCCGATGCGAGAGTACCCTCAATACTTTGAGGCACGAGGGGTGATAACGCTGCTGCTGAATCAGGAACAGCACCCGTCTGATGTCCTACATTAGACTTACGCAGGGCATCATTTAAAGCCATTAAGTCCTGTACATTTACCATGTCGTTATTTTGTGGAATCAACATAATAGAGGCTCCTTAAAGATTAAGATCTGCTGCGACTGACGCAGGGTTGAAGTTTGAGTCAAGATAAGAGATGCCTTTGAGGAGCTGTGCTTTTCGCTCCCCACCTGCTGTTTTGAGTTCAGCTAGACATTTCGTCATAACATCACCCTTCGTGATTTGCTCTGCGACGGGTCGAATCTCTGCAGGAGCCTCTTCTGATGTCGCGGTCACAGCTTTTGTTGGAAGAGGGGTGCTCGCGATCTGGTTGACCTTCTCTTCAAGACCTTGGAGACCATCAAGGTGAAGTAACCCCTTGTTGACCTTCTCTTCAAGACCTTGGAGATTGCTCACCTTCTCTTCAAGACCTTGGAGGCTGCTGAAGAGGTCACCCAATTTGTTAAGAACAACATCGAGTCCCTTTGTGAGAGTCTCAAGTCCCTCTTTGTTTTGGGACACGATTGCGTCTGCTCCCTTAACAATGACTTCAACTCCCGCATCAGCGAGACCTGTTTCTTGTTGAGTGCTGATAGACTTGTTGAGATCAACGAGTAATCCCTCTAGTCTGCCCATCTCTACATTTGTGCCCGTTAGTTCATCTGACATCAGAAATACTCCATGTACGTGGAAAATTAAGCGTTGTGGTAATTCTTTGCTGCCGAGAGGAGTTTTCGTGCCATCGCTCTATTCTCTGCCGCAGGAAGTTGGGGGAAGACTCTAGTTAATAGTGTCTGCATTTGGGGTAAGGATATCATAGGTGATCGACTAGCAACACTTTTATTTGAAGGCGGTAGGCTACTGTCATTAGAATAATTTTTAACAGCGTCCATCATCTTACCTACCTCCCCACTCATCATAGTGCTCATCTCCTCTTTCATCACCTGCCGCATCATCCTCTCTACCATCGTAGAGATGTCCTCTTGCTTGCCGTCTGGAGACGTGGCTACTGCCACCTTTTCAGAGTGTGAGGAAGGTACCAACGGCGATAAGCTTGCCGAAGGGTCTGCTTGTGCCGGCTGTTGGACTCCAACCATCCCTTTTTTTGTGTCTGGCTCTTCCATATCTATTGTACCTTCGGGATCGTCATCTTGTCCGCAAAGCGAATTAGAAAGTGACCTTGCAAGGATCTCTAGCCTTGCGTCGGGGTTAACAGGGTGTGCGGTCACGCTTACATTTAAGATCCGTGACTTGGTGATAATTTGTGGGTCGTCGGGGTCTCTCGCCAACACTTGACCCTCCACAGAGAAACCAATGCTTCGCAGACCTGTGGAAGCGGTCTGTATCGCTTTCGCAGCTTCGTAGACCTCCCTAGCTTTAGGTCGATCAAGCATAAGGTAGCCCTCTATGCGAGTCGCAGAGTTCCCGTTATCCAAAGTCACAGGAGAGACAGCGGTAGGAACTCCTAAGATGTTCTCCGCACCCTGTTGGTGCTCATAGTTGAGCCACCCTTTAGATAAGAAGTAGTCCCACTGACACCCTCCTTGTAAAATTTTATCCCCTTGGAGGTCTTGAGCTTCAGTGGAGACAATACCCCCAATGTACGCTTTCAGGGTTTCGCCTAAATCAGCAGCCTTCGAGAGCGTTAAGGGAGTCCATAGAGAGAAAAGTGATATGTCGTTCATGGGTCGGCCTGTCAGGAAATGTGTGAAGTATACCAAGGAAAGAGAACAACTCAAAGTAAGTTCTTGTGTTCCTTCCATAAATCAGCGTCTTCTCCGCGTCTCGAAGCTCCACCAATCACAAGAGATAGAACTCGTGCCCTCGCAGAAACTTCTAACGATGCTC